CGGCTCTTCTGAAATAACTGTCAACGGCACAGGTGTACGCTTAGGCGACACAGGCAACGGCTACTTCCGTCCTGTCTCTGGAAACTATGGCTCTATTGAGATTGATGGAGGAGCGCATGGTGGTTGGGAAGGCTACAACATTGGTGGTCGTGCCGTGTTTATGCACGATAACTCTAGCACTATGGGTCTGTTTGATGACGTACATAATGAATGGGGCTTTAGATATGTATTCAACGGCGCTGCATATTTGTATCACAACGGAGTCAACAAGCTGGAAACCACTGGCGGCGGTGCCTCTGTAAATGGAGACCTAACCGTAACAGGTGGTGACATTTCACTTAGCGGTACGGGCCGCATTCAGGGTGTGGATACAGTTTCGTCTGGAACTGACGCAGCAAACAGAAACTATGTTGATACGGCGGTCGCTGCGGCTGGTGTCAGTATGGCGACACTGTACACTTATGTTTAAGGAATATCTAAATGGCTAATTCAGTAGGTCGTATCTATAACGCCACACTAGGAGACTCCCAACTTCAGTCGGATGGGGAGCATACACTTTTCACTACGAACAGTAGCACCAGTCAGGTAATTAAAGAGGTTAAATTTAACCTTAGTGCGGGTGTAAAGCTTACAAATGCTTACATTGAAGTAAACGGACACAAAGTAGCTTCAATTTCAGACTCAGGTACTGCTCTTACGGGCGAGATTATTGTCCCCCCTAATTCTACAGTAAAGCTAAAAGCACCTAGTACTTACCCTGTTGCTTTTTATAAAGAGTATGAACAGACTATTTCATCTTCTCGCCATCTGTATGTAAACACACTGGTTCGAGATCAAACTACTGGGACGGTTACAACCACCCTTACTCAAAACAAAAGTATGTTCGCTACCAGCAACGCCAATGCTGTCAACTACATAGATATAGTTGACGCAAGAGGGTTTGCTGCACGCATACCGGGATCAGGTAGTTCTATTTATCAGCCATTTTACTGGATGAATGCAATATACCACGATGGTAACTCTGTACAAAAGATAAATAGGCATCATGCCCAAGACTACGCAGAAGGTCACAGTGGGAACCAAGGAGTTATTAGTCAAACGGGTCACTCAGCGAACTACAAAGGCTTTGCGTTTGATAGAGATATAAGCCGCTCAGTGCAAACCGCTAACTTGAGTGCAAGTAACGGTGGACCTGCGGCTCTTTTGAACGTCATAGATATCACTGGAAATAGATTTCAAGTAAGGGGCTCTCCTCGTCACAATGAAACTAACCTAGTAGACTTCGATAAGTGGGGTGGTGTTGCAAATTCAAGCCCCGCAACCAGCCATGGACAATTCAGCCCACAACCTACTAGCTCGTACCCAAGGGCGCACAGTATTGGTGACTGGTATTTCTGGATCCCACAAAACGGTTATGGTGAACGAGTATACGGGGTTAGTTTAAAAACAGGGCAAATGTTCCATTTTAACGCTATGTCTGGTTGGTCCTCCTCTGGTAATAGAGATTTTACGGTGTCAATTGATACCGATAACGATAAATTTGTTTTTTGGCGTCCCGCTAGTTCAACATCACTATATCGATCAACATCGAATGATACCATTAGCTATCTTGAGTCAACTACTCCGGGTGGGGTGCCAAACGCACCTATTACCAATGCAACCGTAACTTTCAACGGCGGGAATTATTGTGACTACAGTTTTTCAGCGTGCCAGCTTTCTGACCGCATGGACGGTGGCTTCGGCTACAAAAATCAGTCCAATGAACACGTTGCCTGTGATTATGATGGTAGCGTTATATACACGCACTCTACTTTTCAGGGTATAGATAACTTTACGCCCCATAACGACTATCTATGGAAACGCACTATGGGTAAAATGAGCGCCTCAGAAATGAGTAGCGCTGGAATAAGTCAACCAACTTTTGACATCAGTGTTTTCGGTTACACTGCAAGCTAAGGATATGACATGGCAGAGGCATTTAAAAAGCTGTTTGACAGTACTTTAAACCAAAACAATCTAAACGATGGTGAGCATACGCTATTAAGCGGTGGCAATAATAAAGTTATAAAAAATATTAGCGTAACCTCACCTGATATTGCACTAAATGATACTTATCTTGAGTTGGACGGTGTAAACATCGGAAGCGTCAAGGTAGATAGAGGAGGTTCTGCAACTTTTGAAGGACATCAAATTCTAGCACCGACTTCGGTACTTAAATTGAAAACTACAGACTTTCCTATAGTAGCCGAAAAAGTAATTGGCGTCTGTAATGACGGAACAAAACTTCGTTATTATTCCTACATAGAGGATTCTTCTGGTAACGCAGTTAATACTTCAAACACATCTCTACAATTTCAATGGGAATCCAATGAAACTGTTGGGTCTTTGTCTTACTCAAGCCAAATTATTGATCTATACAAGCCGGGTCCTAGTCAAGGCGGGACAAATAACATTCACTACATTGCACATGATGATAACTCTGTACAAGTTTTCCATGCAACCAGAGCATTAGAAACTGGAGGGTCGCTTGGATATAGCCCTGCTAATAACTATCAAATGACTTATCAAAACTATAGGACTTTTGGCTTTCGTGACTTTAGAAAGGAAGTCTCAGCATCAGGCCCAAGCCGTTCTGCTTCCTACGACAGGTTTTTCAATATGAATGGTGCGGCTTTTAAGCAACATCAGCCTTATATATACCCACAAACTTATAGCGTGACTACCCACACAGCAAGCCCTTGGTGGACTAGCACCTCCCACCCTTCTCCACACCCTACTTCCTCGTACCCCAGAGGTGGTGTGTACCACGATATGTATTGTTACATGCCTAGTAGCGGCTACACTAGCCAGATATACATCAAGAATACTATCACTGGTGCATTCTATCAGGCAAACCTACCGGCTGCTATACAAATGACCCACGGTAGTTTTGTATTGTCAGTAGATCACTCAAACGATGCTTGGTATATATACTACCATAATGGAGCTAATAATCTTACACAGGTTAAAGGCCCGTGGTCTTGGTCCCAAATGTTAGGCAGTACTGGAGCAGCGGCCCCTTCTGCCGTAAATACTAGAAAGCAAATAGCTTCTTCTGACTGGGAGGAACACAATAACATTACAGCGCCAGGACTGTATCAAAACTTTCATGGAGGGCAACTCGGTTACACAGCCACTGGTGGTGTTCGGTACAGAGATACAAACAATAAAATGTATACTTTAGATGCAACAGGTAGTCTAAAATATTCATATACTTCAGATCCTAAATTTGGAAATGCTGGAGGTTCAGCTAGCTATCTTTGGCGTCACTACGGACATCCTATTCCTTCCTCTATAGCAAGCGCAGCGGGTCTAAATTCCGCAGATGTAAAAGTAACAATCACCGGAATAGAACAAACATAATAAGGAGGCTATAATGGCTTTATCATCAGCAGGTGGCGGCGGTACTACCATTGCAAAGACAGGATCATCGGCGGCAGTCATGTATACGGTCCCGGCAGGGAAAACTTTTGAAGGGCATATGTGGAATAACAGTAGTACGGGACCCGGTTATATTAACGGGACTCAACTGAGTTGGCCCTATCACAGCAGCTATTTTCAACATGCCTATCTACCTATCACCTTAAACGAGGGCGATGTAATTAAGGCTGACAACAGCGGCACTACTATGTTAGTGGGGGTTGAAAAGTAATGCACGAGTATCAATTAACCATACATGATGACTTGACTTCTACTTTGGTTTTTGGCTCCCAATCACCAGAGGAGGTAACTGATAGCGATAGCGACTTCACGCCTAATACGTTTGTTGCAAGCAGTCACATCAAGATTCCTAACTTTAATTTCTTATCAATGTCTTCACCTGTTTTTAGATTTACTACAGAAGAAATGGTTGAATCATTTGTGATAGGGAATCAGAATCTTTTAAAATCTGAATCTAAGGGTGTGTTGTCTATCCCAACGACCCCAGATGAAGAAGCTGTGGCGGCTGCCCCTGAATTTCCAGAGGTTATTGAAGTCGAAGCAAACATTACCAGAAGCAAGCGGAACGTGCTTTTGATGGAATGTGATTGGACGCAGGCGGCTGACACTCCGCTATCAGATGAGGTAAAAGCTTTATGGGCTACATACAGAACAAGCCTTAGAGACTTATCTGTGAATAGTAACTGGCCTTTTCTTGAAGAGGCTGATTGGCCTACTAAACCTTAAACCTCCTTTAATTAACGCTTGCTAATGCACTAACTAAGTGCTAAACTTTTACATAGTATTACCAATTAGTTTAGGCACTTATGACAGATGAAACCACAGAGTTTCAGACCGTCCTGCTAACACCCCCAGAAGTATTGCATGTATGGCCTTCCATACAAGGCGACATAGACAAAGCACTGTCCCACGGGATCGATGAGATGTCTGTATTCGATCTCTTCAAGGACGCCATAAACGGCACCGTCTTTGTTTGGATCACACTGGACACAGCTAGCAAGATAGTCTGCACAACCACCCTTAGATTCCTGACACAGAAGAACGTAAAAACGTGTCAGATTATCACCAACACCACCGACGGTGTTTCACTCAAGCAGGTCGAAGCAGATCACAGATTGTTTGAGGACTTTGCCAAAAAGAACGGCTGTTCGCATCTTCAGGTCTGGGGGCGCAAGGGCTGGCTCAGACGCCTACAGACGCTCAGTTCTAGGCAAGGCAACAAATACAAAACTCAATATTATGTTTTCGACATGGAGATTTAAATGAAACTGCTTAACCCTTTTATGCCTTACCGGTATCTACACCCACGGGCTTCTGGCCTGATTGCCTATAAAGGCGGCGGCGGCGGTGCTACTGCGGCACAAGTGGACGAAAGTGTTCAGGGGGGTGTGACCACTGTTAACGAAAACACTAATGCCGGTTTTGCAGAAACTGCGGCTATGGGTGAGACAATCACTAACAACCAAGCCACGATGACGGGTAATCAAAACACGATGATGGGCAATCAGGATACTATGTTGTCTAATCAAAACACACTCACATCGGGCCAGACAGGCCTTAGTAATCAGATCGCTGCTATCCCGCAGACACGAGTTGTAAACCAAACAGTAGACACCTCTGGCATCGAAAACCGCATTGGTAGCCTTGAAGGTGTAACTGACACTGGATTTGCTACTGTGAATAGCAACTTGGACGGTGTGCGAGGTTCTGTGAACTCCGGGTTCAGCGACATGAACCAATCCTTTAACGATGTTGCAGAGGGCCAGACAAACATACAGAACAGCGTTTCTGATCTATCTGGTAATATGACAGACCGTTTTAATACGGTAGATAGTTCTCTCGACACAGGCTTTGCTGGCGTAAACGAGAACGTAAACACACAGTTTGATACACAGAACCAAAGCTTAACGGATCTCTCTGCTAATGTACTTGGGGGTCAAACAAGCCTGCAAGAATACCTTGAGGGCATGTCCGATAGAGCAACTACATACTACGGTGGTTTATCAGATGGACAGGCTAACATTCAAAGTTCAGTCGGTGGGTTGCAGGATAACTTTTCTGATTTCCGCTCTGAGTATTCAGACGATGCTACGCTTGCGACCCAAGCACGGGCTGACCTTGTAAATCAGGTCACCGGAGGTTTCGGGCAGGTGCGTGACGATCTAAATCGAAACTTTGATGCAACCTCTCAGCAAAACGCTTCTATTGCTCGTAACACCGAGCAAACAATGCGGAACCAAGATGACATGTCCACGAACTTCGGTTCTGCTTTTAAACAAATTAGTTCTGGGGTTCAGGCGCAAACAGCGGGACAACAACAGACTAAGCAGGACATGCTTCAGAGGCTGTCTACTATTAGAGAAGTTATCTTGGGTAATGGTCAAAACTTGGACCCAGCTTTAACAATGGAATACGCAAAACTGGCAGACAGTTTTGACGGAGAAGGCCGTTTGATCCAACAATCTAATAACAAAAATGGTAGCGTCACGCAGCGTGGATTTGACGCAAATAACAATCTTAATATTGCCACGTTTAGTCAGCAGGGCCAAATTACAGACCGTAGCCGCATAAATATTGATAAGCTGATGAGCCAGATGGACCAGATGGGTTATGGCGGATCTTCTAGCCCCGGACTTATGGTCGGGTCACAGCCTTTTTCTTCAACGGCGGCGTGAGGTAAACATGCATCCAAAATCAATCTCTGACCAAGGCCTTAACTTAATCAAGAAGTTTGAGGGTCTGCACAAAGTAACGGACGATGGCATGGTAGTACCATATCGCTGTCCAGCCAACATTCTCACACTAGGATACGGCCACGTTAAAGGTGTTAAGAAGAATATGCGTATCACGAAGCAAGAGGCAGAAGACCTTTTGCGGCAAGACATGAAGATCTACGAGGCGGATGTTAAACGCCTAGTGGATGTACCTCTGACGCAATACCAGTTCGACGCCCTAGTGTCGTTTGTATTCAACCTTGGTAGTGGTGCCTTCTCAGGATCGACTCTGAGGAAAAAATTAAATGCTGGAGATTATTCTGCAGTACCGGCACAACTGATGCGCTGGAACAAGGCACGGGTTAGTGGCAAACTTCAGCCTCTTACCGGTCTTACACGCCGCCGTTCTGCAGAGGCAGCTTTGTTCACATTGGACGCACAGCTACCCAGCGATGACGTTGATGTACCAATGGCTCAGAAGCCTGCAGCACAAGACAAGAAACCTCTAGCTAAATCTAAGACTATGGCTGGTGTAGGTATCGCTGGTGCAGCCACTGGCCTGAACGAAATGGCCGGACAGCTACAGGGACTTGTAGCTTACGCTGACAGCCTCAAGACCGTTTTCCTACTCTGTGCAATCGCCGGTATCGCTCTGGCTGCATATGCCCGTTGGAAGGATCAAAAGGACGGGGTTGATGTTTAGCATCTTCGGCAAAGTTAAGACCTATATCATTGCCACTTTAGCCCTCGCTCTGCCCATTATTTACGTCTTTGGGCAGATTAAAGGACGGGCGAAAGAGAAGAACAAAGTCCTTACCGATGAACTACAGGCGCAGCAAAAGGCGGCTGATTTTTATAAGGCGATGTCTGAAAATGAAAGCGACAATCTTACTGATCGCAAGTCTATCACTGACCGGCTGCGCTCAAACGGTTTATAGAACCCAACTCGAAATTTATTGCCCTCAAATCAAGCAATATGATGACCGGTTCAATGCCCAATTAGCCAATGAATTAGAGAGCCTTCCTGCCGATGCTACGGCAATCGATGAGGCTGTCAAAAACTACATCTACCTTCGTGATCGTATCCGTAGATGTGAAGAAGAAAAGGATAAGATCTGATGGGTTTATGGGCAGATACCTTCGGGGGTGGTAACAGCTTTTCTGAAAGCTTGGCTAATGTGACTACCACAGGCAATAATACAGAATATCAAGGCGGTAGTCTGGTAAACACTGATACCGGTAAGATTGTTTCTGGCGGAGCAATGAACTCTACCGATACCAACCAGAAAAATAAATCTGTTGGTGATAAGTCTGCAGGACACGGAGAAGACTACACGTTTTCTGATGCTGTTGGTGACATTACAGACATTTTTGGCAGTGGCACAGCAATAATTGACCCAAACCCTACTGCTAATGATGATGACAACAATACAGGAGGTTCTTCTGCGCAGACTGCGGATGATAGTAATCAGACTGCGGAAGATGCTGAACCCGGTGCTTTGTCCTCTGAGGGTATAGCTAAAATGCTTGTGGATTCTGGTGTGGTTACGTCCAACGAAGAAATCAAAGCAATGCTTGCAGACCCTAAAGCATTTCTAGATGCAAAGGGTATAAACCTTTCTGACATTATCCCAAACCTAGACCCTGTTACTGCAGGGACACTACTAGATCCTAGTAATCCTAATTATGCCCTCAAGGGGCTTGAGAAATATCTGCCTCAGACGGTCACCGGTATTGCACCGGTTAGCAGCCCTACGGCAGTAGCCCCCGCTTCATTTACCACAGCGACTGCATCTGATCGCATGGACAACCCACAGTTTATTATGGACGCTGCTACAGGCGAGGTCCGTGACGCTAACCTAGTGAATGCAGAAGGCTACACGCTGGACATGAAGGGTTCTGGCACAGGCATTAACGCCGATGGTACAGTGAACCAAACTGGTGAAGCTCTTAATGATTACGCCACACAAAAGTTCAGTTCGATAATCGATACACGAACCGTTGCCGGTAAGCTTATGGCCCAAAACCTTGGCGAAGGTAACTATGTAGATATCAAGTCTACCGTAACCGGACAGCTTGAGATGCTGGCCGATTCTTTTGTTGGCTCAGACGGTGAACCTAAGATCCCTGCCTTTGCTCAAGCACAGGCCCGTGCAGTAGGGCGTACAATCACATTCAGCGGTATGACCGGTACTGCAGCTACTGCGGCTATGGCTACCGCCCTGATGGAAGCAAGCCTTCCAATTGCACAGCAAGAGGCGCAGTTCTTTCAAACACTCACTGTTAAAAACTTAGACAATAAGCAACAGGCTATCATTAACAAAGCTACGGTTCTGTCTAACTTTGATTTGGCTAACCTAGACGCCCGTGAGACTGCAGCGGTACAGAACGCTCAAGCCTTCTTAGAGATGGATCTGAGCAATCTAACCAACGAACAACAGGCCTTTATGGTTAACACTCAGGCCCGTGTTCAGGTTCTGCTTGAGGATACACAGCAAGAGAATGCCACCCGCCGGTTTTCTGCAGAAAGTAAGAATGACTTCACTAAGTTCTACACAGAGCTTGGTACGCAGGTCGAACAGTTTAACGCTAACCTTTTGTCTGAGCTAAAGCGGTTCAATGCTGGCGAAATTAATGACGCCACAGAGTTTCGTATGGCTTTGGAAAATGAACGCCAACAGTTCTACTCCAAGATGCAATACGCTGTAGATGAATCTAACGCCCGGTGGCGGCAGACCGTTGCAACCACCAATACGCAGATGGCGTATGATGCCGCCGCAATCGATACAAAGACCATTCTGGATCTGTCGCAAGAGGGTCTTAACCGCATCTGGGATCGCACGGACAGTGAATTGGATTACAGGTTTAAAGGTGCGGTTAGCGAGGAAGAGTTTGAGTTGCGTCTTCTCTTAGGTGAGATGCAGGCACAGGCGGCTACTCCACAGAAAGCCAGTCTTTTTGACACGCTTCTGGGCGGCGGTATTAAAATTGCTGCAGCGGCTGCAGGTGCCTCTGATGTACGACTTAAAGAAAACATTCAACCATACGATACGCTCAACGGCGTCCATTTCTACACATGGGATTGGAACGATACGGCCAATGAAATCGGCTCCGACAAGTATCCAACCATGGGTGTTATCGCACAGGAAGTTCAGAAGACACATCCTGACACGGTGATTGAGGGACCAGAGGGTTACCTCATGGTTAATTACGGGAAGCTTAAAAATGAAATTTGAAGACGCAATTGAGAAGTCCATTAAGAGCTTTCTGAAAGGTAGCATGCCCGAAGAGCTTATGAAGGTTCAGGGCAACCCTGTGATTTACACACCTGATTACATGGATGAGCTAGAGACCGATCTAGCAGACATGGAACCCGAAGCCGAAGATGAGGTGGAAGATGTTTGATCCCAGAACAATAGGCCCGATACCGGGTGAGAACTACACCGCTGATACTCGTAACTATCCATGGCACCGGCCACCAGAGATTGAGACCTATGACGGTACAGTAGAGTACGTCATGGAGCGCATGAATGACGAAACAACCGCAGAGATAGTCTACAGTCTTATGGAGTTAAAACGCCCTCTGACTAACATCGTTGCAGGTCTAATGATGCAGGGCATTGGCCGTGGTAAATTCCAGATCGACATGGCAATCCTAGCGGCTGGCCCGGTCTACCGTTATCTGCAGATCTTAGCCGACAGCGAGAACATTAAATACGAAGATGGTCTAAATGCTAAACGCACACCGATCACCTCCACCACGCTTAAAATGATGATGGGTGTTGTGGACGATGTAGATCCCGAAGAGACAGACCCTGAGAGCGCCGTAGAGGCCGTCTCAGAGGGCGAAGGCGGTCTTATGGCCCCTGCACAGCCTGCAGAAGAAATGACCGCCACAGCGGAAGAACAGGCGCTCATGTTGGGCGGCTCTGATACTGAAGAAGAGGTGGTGTAATGGCCTATAGCGCAACGAAAGCCCGTATCACAGGTAAGATTGCCGCTGGCGGTTTTAAGCAGCCTGATAATACACTGGCAGAGGCTATTGATACCGGTGCTGGTATCATGGCTCAAGGCATTATGAAGCGTGGTGAAGAAGAGCGTGAAGAGAAGCGTATAGCCAAAAGAGAAGCCGCTGCAGAAGCTAAACGCCTTGCCGCAGCACAACGTGCAAAAGAGGCAGAGGCGAAGAAGATAGCTAAAAATGCTAAAGTACTTGCCCTCGACTTCACAGGTACTGCAGACAATGTTGCAGCCGTTACCTACTTCCAAAACCAACTAGAACTTATGGATGGTGATGTAGGTGCTGTTGTAACCTCCACTGAAAACCGGGTTAAAAGTGGGCAGCTTGAATTTACTGCCCCAACTACAGAAATGGTTGACACACCATTCCAAGGGCCAAACGTCCTCCCTAATGCGAAAGTAGAAGACTTTGGGGGTACAGTAGGCAGTAACAAATTTAAAGATGGTACAGATGTAACTCTAGGTGATCTTCCTAAGATAAGTACTAACGACAAGAATAGCCCCTCGCTCAGGTCACAAGCGTCTGAGATGAATGATATGTTTGGTCACTTAGCAGAAGGTACAACGCTTCCTGAAGATGGCTCTGTCGAGGTGAACACACCCGGCGGTGTTAAAATTAAGCCTTTCGGATCAACTCCTGAAGATATTGACATATCAGGCATTAAAACTTTTGCCGATTGGCAGGCTTTTGGGAGTAACCTACGAGCTAATCCAACTGAGTATTCTGAGGCATGGCGACAAGAGTACGAAAACCGAGGCAACCAACTCTTTAGGGAGTATCTAGTCACAGCAGATGCAAATGAGTTGAAGACCTCTATAGCTGTAGATCCTAATATGGATGAAAGCAAAAGGACCACTATTGAGAATGCCATCGAAATTAAACAGTCGGGTCAATGGCAAGACATAGTTACCCCAAGCAATTTGGCAGGTAAAAACTCCGCAGAAATTGATAACCTGATTATCGTTGCGGAAGCCGCTGGGGCAACATCTGAGGATTTAAGCCTCGCTAAACAAATATCCTCTGATATTAAAAAGGTAGAAAAGCTACCAACATACAAAAAGTATGGAGATGGGGCTAATAATTATAACGCCACCCTGAAGCAAATAGAGCTTGCTGAAAATGATAATGCCGGTGAAGAGATTATCAGCCGTTTAGCGTCATTAGCAGCGGCGCAACAGAGGGGCGAAATTGCAAAACAAAACGGTGTACCGGGGCAGAAGGTTTATGAGGCAGTAGTAACTCTTCCGGGGCCAGATAAAAAACAGGCATTTATGCTGGTAGTAGAGAAGCCGGGTGCCGATGGTAAAGTACAGATGCTTGATTCAACTGGGAGGCCTCTTGTAGAGGGGACAGATTACACATTCCTTCGTACCATTGAGGGTGAAGAATCTAAAGAACTTCATAAAATATCAGTACAAACCAACAAGTATAATCAGGAAGCAGAGACTGCTAAAGTAGCCCTCGTTGAGGGTCTTGTTAACTCAGAACAGGTTCTGGCCTTTGCTAGGGCAGATCCCCGTGTGCGGAACGCTTCAGGCGATGTTGCTCAAGCTATTACAAACTTTGTACGCTCTGGATCTGGTGTTCTTCAGGTCATGGAAAGTCTGTTTGAGGGGCAAGCAGATGACTATATGATTACGGAAGAACAATTCCGTGCGGCTGTGGCAAAGAACGCACCAAATGCCTCTGGAGATTTAGTAGACGCAATTGTTAGTGGTAAGGTGCAGGATCTAGGTGACCAAACAGCAATGTTTGAAGCCTCTTTGTTGTCCTTAGTATTCCGTGCAGGTCGCATGGAAGGGCAATCGGGCAATGCAATGTCTAACAAAGACTTCGAGCGTTTGTTAGAGATGCTTAACGTAAAAGGTGGGTATGAGGCGTTTGAACAAACCCTGCGCACATTTATGGCCGGTAAAATCAGACAGTACAATATTAAAGCCCAAAGCGTTCTAACTGGACCGCCTAATGTCTTTAAAGAAAGGTATAAATACCTGCCAATACTACAGCCAACGAGTTTCTCCGATTTTGTTACGCAATTCGATGATCCAAAAGTAACAGAGGCATATCAGAACACAGTCTCGTATTCCCCTACGGCTACAGCCACAGAAGAAACTTCTGAAGTTAATAATGCAAACTTAGAGACCTTTATAAACACTGGTACGTTTACCATATCTATCGAAGGTGGGGGGTCGGCCCCTCTAACAAAAAAAGTTGTAGATGCTTTTTTGAAAGATCTGCAAGAGGGTCAAGGATCAGATGAACAAAAGGCCAAGGACAGGGAGGACTACCTTAGAGGGTTAGCCCAAGCTTTGGGTACATCCGTAGAAAACCTTAAAGCAATGGGCGGGTACTAACTTATGGGTATATTTGATGATTTCGTAAAAACCCTCCGTGGGGCTGATAACGCAGTTCCAGATGAAGATACCTCACAACAAGAACCCATCTTAGATGAAGACGGGTTTTCTGTAGATGACCGGATTGCGCAAGAACAAGCAGACCTTGATAGCTTTTTAAAGCGTACTGAAGAGACACGCCAAAGGATGATTGACCAAGGTATTGATGTGTCAGCCCCAGAAGGTTTTGTCCCTAGCACTACTCCAGATGGCAGCATTGACGTAACAGAACAAGTTACTGCGGCCCGAAACCCTGTACGAAACCAAGACTTTATATATGGTGAGCGTCCTGAATTAAGCTTCCTAACTCGTATAGGGGCTAAGTTTTCCGACTTTGTTAACCCAGAGGACTTACCAAACCAATCCCAACAGGAACGAGATGCGTACCTTAAAGAGTTGGCTGCATTCGATGCACGGGCAGAAGAAATATATCAAAATTCTGTAGAGGTAGATCTGCCAGAAGCCCGTCTTTTAGGTATAGACCTGACGGGCTTTGCGACAGATGATGAGTTTATCTCTGATGGAAAAGTAAGAGTATTTAAATATCTAGACGAAAACAGTGAAGTCAAATCTGTATTAATCCCTAGACCGGGCAGCAACATGTTTGAGCGTGTAGTGGGCCAAGCAGGCCGCACCATATTCTCAGAGCTATACGGCCTAGTCGAGCGTGAGGAAGATGGTAGTCTGGATGTTAACTTCCTAGAGGATAGCGACTATGCAACTGCCGTTCCTGATTATGACCAGAGTACAGGTGAAGGTCTACTAACAGATCTTTTGGTATTCGGTGTTCCCGGCGTTGCCGCTGAAAAAACAGGTAGGGCGGCTATTGGGGTAGGTTCTGAATTAGTTAAGAAGGCCGATAAAGTATTACCAAATAACGTAGTAGGTAATACTATTCGGGGTGCGGGTTCCGTAGTGGACAACGCAGTTCAATACGCTGGCGGAAGCCTTGCAGTAGCTTTAACAGAGGGTGTTCTCTCGCAAGAAGGCGATGAAGGTCTGATCTTTGATGCAGATATGGTTAAGAAAACCTTCACCGGAGTTGATGACGAACTGGCCGCAGATCTGGCAATGACTTTTGATGGTCTAGTGGTCAATGGTGTTTTTGATACTTTTCTGGGTGTAGCCGGTCTTGCCCTACGAAAAGTCGGTGACATGGGTAGTAGCTCACAAGGTCTGATCAATAAAAAGTTTGTGCGAGATAAAGCACAACGTGCCGCTATATTAGGTGTAATTACAACTATTGACCCTTCATTGAAAAACGCAAACGCCCAAGAAGTTGCAGAAGCTTCCCGTGCGCTGGCACAGGTGTTGAAAGATAATGCAACCATTATTGCGACTGTAGGTAATACGGTAGAGGAAATACCCGTAGACACGGTTAATGCTCTAGCTGCAGGTGCAAAGAAGTATATAACTGTTACCCGCCAAAGGTTGCAGAACTCTATGAAGCCCGATGAATGGGAACGATATGTAGAAAAGGAAGCGAACTCAATTGTCTCCAATACTATTGGGGTAACTAGAGGTGCCACTGACAATAGTATGATTAGGGATAAACAAGCTGAAATGATTAATTCAGCAGGAAATCTCTTTGAAAAAGAAGCTAGGGCAGTAAACCCAGACGGCATAGACTTTGATACGGAAACCGTACCTGATCTGGTGGACAACAGAAACTTAGATATACAAGAGATTGATGCTGAGATTTCAGCCGCAGAAACACAGGCAGGTAATTTTAGAGCCGAAGCAGGTTCTGCGGTCCAAAATGATCCCCTGATTAAGGAAATGGTAGCGGAGGTCGATCCTTCTCGTTTCTTTGATGACACACGGTATGTAGAACAGCTTACTAATTTGTATGGTAAGACCTTTGTGGATGAATACCGTGCGGCGTATGATGCGGTTAAGGTGGCGTATGAAGCTATCCCGAATGATCCCATCGACATGCCTGCATTCAAAACACAACTTGCAAATGTATTTAACAATGCAGGCGGTTTGGGTGAAACAACTCAGGATGGCGCACCAATTCTTGCTAAATTAAAGCAGGTGTTTGGGGATAAGATTTCTCCATCTTCAGAGCCATCTTTAATGGGAGACCCACGGGAAGGTGCTTCTGCGATAACCCCTCAACAGGTCATAGATGGATTGACTGACGATATTGGGTTTCAGGATCTATACAGCCTCAAGAAGGAAATAGATAAATTAATATCCTCAACCAACAACCGCAATGTAGCGGCGTCCTTGGTACAACTCAGAGATCATATTACGTCTAAGGCAGTAAACGAGGCAGGAGAAGCAACCGGACAGCTTGCATATGTAAGCCGTAATGGGGGCGACACTGCAGAGATCGCTAATGCTGCGGATAGTTTGTTCATTGAGACACAGAGTAAGTTCCAGAACTCTATGACTACCCAGAATTTATCTGACGCATCCTTTACCCCAGCGTATGCAGGTACAAGCACACCTGTACCAGAGGGAGGAAGCCGTAGAGGTCAGCCTGACCTAGAAACAAACTCTGTAGCAAATACAGATGCAATGCTTTCGGATCGCACAGGTAACCAGCTAGAGCAATTACAGTTCGCTTTATCTGGGGCGTTGAGCAAGGGCGAGGTAAACAAGCCATTTATTGATCTGTTTGTAGCAGAACAAGCCGACAAGCTTGCGAAGGCTTTGCGAAACAATGATACCCAGACCATAGAGCAAATAGACGCAGCGTTTGAGGGTATTATCGGCCAATTACGGTCTCTGGATAGTCCATTAGTTGAAGAACTTAATTCTGCTAAATCCCGTATACTTTCTGTTCAAGATGAGCTTGGGAACCGGGCGTTGGCTGCAGATGAAGTAGCAGATATGGCACGGCAGCGGAAGATTGCTGCAGAGGATACTGTTGTAGCTCAGTTCCTTTCTAGAATCAGGAAAGGTGAGGCTCAAAGTAACCCAAGCATCACTGTGAAACGGGAGCTTCTTGGATCTGATCCCGGCAATTTTATTGGTGCGCTTATGGAAGAGATAGATAAGCTTCCTGCGGATCAGCAAATACCTGCTAGAATGGCAACGCAATCTATGTTGCTCCGTACTATTAATGACACCATAAAAACTTCCACTGCTATTGCACCCGGCGGTATGCGTGATGTTGCTACGGGGCAGCTTGCAAAACTAACTAATGAGAGAGCTAGTGGTCTTATAGATGCGGTATCTCGTGCCTTCCCTAACGATGAGTTTATGAAAGATACCATGATGCTTACCTTGGGCAGCTTACAGGATTTATCCCTGTCTGCACGGATGAAGGTAGCACGGTCTGGTTCTGATACAGCGGCTAACTTAGGTGTTAGAGACAGTGTATCTACCGGTATACTTTTCGCCTTCGGATACATGAACCCAACTGCCGCAGCGGCTCGTAGGATTACTGCAGGTCAAATCGAAGCAATGGAGAAACTAGGTAAAGAGGAACAGCAAAGGATTATTGGTACTATTCTAGCAAACCCTGAAGACTTCGCTGATCTTGCTACTAAGATTGCAGATGGTGCAGATCCTAGTTTGTTGGCTACATTGCGGGATAATTTTCTAAGCGTAGCTAACAGAACACTGCAATACGAATTGCGGGTCGGTGATGCATCCGATCAAACAAGTGATATGTTTCTAAATGCGGTAGACGCCGTAGTGCCTCAATAAGAAAAACCCCCCAGACCTAAATCTGAGGGGTTCCAATTAAAACCGAAGGGGAAGCGACCAAACTTCCAGCTTCAAGTATATTATACGCTTAGGGCGCTCCGAGGTCAACACCACGGGGCGCTTTATTCTTTGTGAAACATATCTTCTATGACCAGCCATAAGGTCATTACGGGCCATGCGAATACGAACAAAAGGTACATCACTTTTGAGGCACCCTCTTCTGGCTCAAAGTTTAAAGTCATAAACAAGGAGCCGATCATGTATAGGCAACCGGACAGGTATAAATCCATTACGCAGCTTCCTCTTTTATGAACGCTTTAATCCATGTGGCACACACATCTGACCGCACAATGTCATCCACAGTCATTTCTATAACAGGGAAGGGCATCATCTGTTGTTTGATCATTCTGATGATGCGGCCTAGCCCGGACTTCTCTGCTAGGTCTGTCTGAGCTACGTCACCGTTTACCACTACATTCGTGTTCTCACCTATGCGGGTCAGAAACATCTTTAGCTCAACGTATGTGGTGTTTTGGGCTTCATCTAGGATGATAAATGCATCATCGAATGACTTACCCCGCATGACAGAAAAGGGTTCCACTACGATGTTACCATCTGACAGCATGCTCTGCACCTTGGTGACGCCTAGATGCTTCTTTAGTACATCAATTAGTGGGGCTACCCACGGTGCCATCTTCTCTTCCAGACCGCCCTTAAAGAAGCCTATGTCACGGCCACCTGCAGCTACGTTAGGGCGTGTGATGACGATCTTTGCTACACTACCTTCATAATACATCTTAGCGGCCTGTGTCGCCGCCATATAGGTCTTGCCAGTACCTGCGCATCCTGTGACGAATACTAGCGGATCGTTATTAAGTGCCTTTGCGTACAATTGTTGGTTGTATGTTTTTGGCACCAATTGGATAGACTTAACGTGTTTAGGCGTGGGTGCTCCCCCTTCTGTTATTTTGCGCTTTCTTGTGTATCGACGGGCATTCTTGCTCATATTCACCTAAATTGTTTGTACGAAGGTTGCTTTTTCAAAAGGAACGTCAAAGAACTTCTCGCCGTGTGAGATCTTCACATTGGAGACTTCAACGCAGGGGCTATCCAGAACCACCTTGCGACCAAACAGGGCTGCATGAGTGAGGCTGTTGTTGAAAATCATAAACTGTGTGGGCTTGGTTAAGAACTTTGCCTTGCGTACCGGCAGATGGATGGTGGGGTACTTAAACTGTACCCCGTGCCACACCGTTTTAACCTCGACTTCGCAGAAGAACTGTCGGTTCTGTCCGGTAACGACTAGGTCCACCCCATAGTCGTCAGGATTGTCTGTACAATCATAGCCAACCGAAGACCAAAACCTTTTAGCCGCTGCCCGTGCCGCTTCATCATACTTGTTGAAGTCTCGCTGTTGGAATACTTTGTACATGGGTTCTCCTGTTGTAGAAGTATGCGTCATTGAAACCCCGTTGCCATTCCTTGTAGAAACGACTTTTAGGTTTGTAGGCGCATCGATGATTGTTCTTGAAGAAGTCTTCATATCCGACTTCGTATGCCTCGTTTTTGTTCATAAACCTGCCTCAATTATTTGAATGAGTCCTCAAGTTCGCTGTAGCCGCCGATGTACTTTCCTTCAGGATCAAAGATCTGGGGTACGGTTTTTAGGTCAGCCAGAAGGAGCAGGGGCGTTAACCACCTGCTACTTTTAGATTGTATGTTGTATTCTGCATAAGGTTGCCCCTGTGACCGGAGTACTGCTTTTGCCCGGTCACAGAAGTTGCATTGGTCTCTTGTTAAGATTGTGTACATATCAACCACTACGCAGTGAGATCTACGATTTCGCAGCTATCGCCAGAGCATGCGAGTGTTTGACTGCCAGAGGTATTGTCTTCCGCTTCATACGCAGAAAGCTTTGTCCAATCGATTGCCTCTGGCATGATAGCAAGCATTTCCTGATACACGGACTTACCAACGTGCTGGTAGGGCGCTTGCTGGTAGGTGTGATCATCAAACGGCAGGAACGATACTCCAGACATTTCATCGAAATGCTCATAAACAAATGCACCTACGTCAAGCCATTCAGAAGACTTGATGTTCACAGTCACGCTTGGCTTATGTTCGCACCAGTGACGCTGATACATGAGCCACATGTTAAGCTGATCGATTGCTGACATATCGGCTGTGACCACTGCACCATCAGGTGCTTTCATTGGGAAGCTGAAGACGGTGGTCTGGTCAGGCTTAAAGGCCTCTGGCTCATTAGGAACGCCTGAGTCCTTCATAAACTGCGTCAGAGGATCTTTGTTGTCACCACGGACGGTGCGGATGTAGTATGGGCTATGCCGTGCGTGTATCCCGCTCGAACTATCAACAAGTTGTGAAACTGTTCCCGAGGGTTTACAACAAGTTATAGCAGCCGACACTTCGATTCCCAGCTTATCAGCCCATTCCTTGTTGGTATCGACAGCCACCTGCTTCAGGTCTTCTAACAGTGCAGCCAGATCGCCTTCGTTGCCATTTGTAAGGGTGTTATCCATGATGCCCGTCAGCGACACGCCCAACAGCCGTTCTTCTGCCGTGTTCTTCGCCCACACCTTTCGCAGATAAGGGAACTTGGTGTAGGTAGATTGTATCGTTCCCAAAATGGTTGCGATACGGACCTTGCGAATAAGATCTTCCTTAGTATCTGTAGCACGGATAACTACCTCACTTAAATTACAAAATTGCCCACCAGTGCCTGAAATCGGGTTGCCATTTTTATCTATTTTTGGTCCCCGTAACAGAATTTCCGAACATGGATTCGTACCCCATTCGTAGCTAGGGTCACGGCGTCCGTTCTTTTGGGCCTGCTTGACTGCAGCTTCACGATTGAAGATGCCACGCTCACCAGAACCGCTTTCTGCTAGGGCAGTCCATTCACGCAGAAATGACATGGCGTCTGGCTTTTCGGTATAGGCCACAGAGTTATTGGCTAGGCCCATGTGCGGTGCTGTTTCCCACCACTTACCAGACTTAGCGTGGCGCATACGATCATCTGACAGGTTGGAAAGGCTAATCATTGCAGAACGGCGTACACCACCCACGACAACTACTTCACCGATCTTGCACATGATGCTGTGACACTCGTAAGAAGATAACTTACTGCCTGCAGCCTTTTTGAAGGTATCAATGGTGAAGTTGAACAGATCAACCAAAGGCGCTGGGCCAGATGCACGACCACCGAAGGTTTTAAGTCTGGCACCGGCAGGGCGTACCTTACTAACATCCCATGTGGGGATCTCACCGGCAAAGAGCATGCTAATCAGAAGGCGATAAGCTTTGGCCCAGCCTTCCTTGCTGTCCTTGACCACGATTGTAGTTTCGCTGTCAAAAAGCTTCTCAGGAACCTCTGGTAGGTTCTTGATGTACTGGCGTTCACAGCTAAACCCTACGCCTGTCCCGCATAGCAGGATGAACATAGCTTCATCAAAGGCTTTAGGGTCATCTATGACTAGGTACGAACAGTTGTACATGCATGTGTTATCACGGGCTGCAGCAACACCTGCGGTCATCATGGATCGCATAGAAGGCATAACCTCAAGGCCCAAGATGGCTTGCTCAATTTCATTTGCTACATTGAAACTGTTTTCGTTTTCGCCGCTATCAATTATAGGCTCAACAATACTGTCCATGTAGCGGCCTACGGTTTCGCCCCATGTTTCACGGCGACCTTCTTCGTCTAGCCAACGGGCATAGCGGCTGGTGTGTATAAAGGATTGGTAATCGGTTGGTAGATAGTTATTCATAATCGTCCTCAAACTAGATCTGTTAGATTTGGTTCTTCATAATTTGGGCCTTTGAGAACTTTACCGTCTTCACGGTAAATTACGTCCCCATCGACACCCAGCTTGCTCATGTTGGATGCATGAACACGGCGCACAGCTTCGTCTAAATCCCAGCCAAACGTGGCGGCACATCCGTAGGTCACATAAACAAGGTCGGCTAATTCTTTGAGCATTTCTGGTGCTTCTGTAGCCGCTAAAACTTCGGCGTATTCCTCTTTGATAAGGACTGTGCGCAGAAGGTCTTTTAGGGATCCCTTGGCCCACTGGTGGCCCATGGATTGCTGGTAGGTCCGGGCAAAATGCTTAACCATATCCATAGGTGTTTTACCGATGTAAGTATCGGGGTCACGAAGGGATGCAGTGCCTTCATCGAAGTACTCGTATCCGGGGGTCATTCCGCAGTCTCCTCAAGCTGAGAAATCATACGGTCTAAATACCACCGGGCCTTTTTGAGATCCTCAAGACCGCCCTTGTAGGGCCAGCGCCAGAGGTATTTAAAAGCGTTCTGCCAGCAATACGCTACATGAGGCTCACAGTCTGAGCCTTCGACCATGGCTTCCATTGCATCGATGCATTCGATTTTCGCAGAGTTGTAATGAAGTGGTCTGTTGACCATGTCGGTGATTTGGTTGAGATCCATCATGGTGTCCTCAATTTTTTTTGTTAAAGGGGATGATTTTGCTTTCAGCGATGGCCTGCTCAAGTTCATCGGCAGGCTCAAATTCGATTTCCATTTCAGCTTGGTCGAGGAGCATGTTCCCCAGATCGACAAAGAAGAATGGGTTGTTTTGAATCATGTAGCCGATACCCTCAAGCAGGGCTTCGTAGTGTTCAGCCTCTTCTTCGGATACATTGCCTTCAAGGTTGCTAAAGGCGCTAAGATTGAAGCCTGTGTGGTCCACGGGCGTTACAAAGATACCGCATGCAATTGGGTCTTTATCTTTCATTTGTTTTTTCCAATCAGTTTGAAAAAGTGTTCTGCATCCATCAGGGCAAGGGGCTTTTGCCTGTCTGCTTTAATGATTGCGATTGGTTCAGCTTTTGGTGGGCAGTTGGCTTCAGCTTGTTCCATGAATTTGTATGCGCTGATCTTGTTCAGAGCCTTGCATTCGACGGAGTAGGGAAAGAGCTTCCTAGCAGCGGGGGACAGTTGAACGTCTTCCCCGCCTTGACCCATTCCAGTGGAACGGACATCATCTGGTTCCAATTTCGGAAACAGAGCTAGTATTTTATCTCTTACCCATTGCTGGTGACGCCGCCCCTTAGCCTTTGCAGACTGAGGTTTTATCGCCATGCTTAATCCTCAACGAACCAGTATGAAGGCGGTTCCTTAGCCTTCGACATGGGGTGGGGTTTATACTCTGCCTTCGGATAGCAAGCTTGAGTGAAGTCACAGAAATTGCAGGACATAGGCAATCGCTTTAGGCCCGTGGGCTTGCGATTGAACTTATCAGGCACTGGATCAAACTGCCGTTCCAGAGGCGCTCCGCTAGTGACCTTGTCCACCGTGCTTTTCATCTTGAACAGATTGAATGATTTCTCCGCTGGAGAAACATCCGCTTCTACTGCAAGCATTGCACCTGTAGACTTGTTCACAACAATCCAGCCACCCAGATCTTTGTCTTGGGCTTGGGCATATCCGGTAAGCTGACCGATATAACCGAATGGATCGTCTTCTTTTAGAGCCTCATAACCGTGTGACCATTTCTTGTCGAAAGCGAAGGGGCTGCAGGACTTAACGTCATAGATCTTATGATCAATTTCTATGTCATCTTCACCTTTGATGGTGACTGAGCCGAACTCCATTTTAACAAGGTTTTTACCACCGGTAATGTTAACCTCTGCGACCTTTAAGATCAGATTAGTAATGCACTCTACAGCGTCACCAATCATCATCTGAACCTTGAAGTTCTTTGACTTGCGTTTCTTTTCAGAACCCATTGCGCCATGTTGTAACTGGCATAAAGGCTTCCCGATGTTTGACATCCGCAGACGAAAATCTCTGTCTTGCGGAGTAAGCTGCTTGCGAAGAGCCGCCTTAAACTCTTCGCCAGCCTCTTCTATCCAACTGTCCTCAATGGTTAGTCCATCAAATTCATCATTGGATAGTTTGTCATTAGTTGCATCCAGTTTGGATTGCAGCATTAGGCTACATCAACAAAGTCATTGTCGAGGGTATCTTCGATGTTCAACGCATTCATTGCCTTGTCATTCAGAGAACCTTCTTTGATTGCCGTGAAGTATTTAGCATCAATCTCTTGATTCTCTTTTTTGATAGCCTGAGCAAACACAGACATCGTGTCGAACACCTGTTGGGTCATATCCAGCTTCTTGGATAGGTCAACCTTGTAGGTAGGCGTGTACCAAACAACGGAGCCGTTTTCGTTGTAATCGGCACCCATTTCAGTCTCATACTCATAAATGTTAGAACCCTTGGGCAGGTTCTTCATATAGCCGTTCCAGAAGCCGCCAAACGTGCTGTTCTTGTGGAACATGATGCAAGGCTGGTTCTCAATGGAAACCTTCTCGCCATCGGCAGTGACGCCATCGTAACTTACAAGGCCACGGGTGACACGATGCTTCATGGACTTATACACTTTAGCATCGGCGTAATCCATTTCCTGCAGCGTTTCCCACGATGGATAACCACAGGCGATACCACCTTTAATGTCACGGGCTTCATCACGGGGGCTTGGGATGGCGATAGACTTGTTCACCAATGTGCGCTTCCCGTCAATTTCTTCCCAATGGAAGTATTGAATGTGCGTAGCTAACGGGCGAAACGTGACGTTCTCTGCGTACACCTTCTGATCCATGTTGGTCAGGAAGTAGGAGCCTTCTGGGATAGCTTTCTTAGTATCCTTATCCCGTGAGCGTGAGTTTATTTTAAGCTCTGGAACACGAACAATCGCTCCACCAGTGCCGCCTGTTACTTGAGTGCCTAACAGTTCATTCATTGCCTGTAGGTCTTGTTGATTTACATTTGTAAGATCATTCATCTCGATTCGATCCTCTGTTAGATGGACTTATAGTATGGCATTACTAAGTGGCAGTAGTCAATCATATTCGACTTGATCCAGCCAATTTTTGCCACGGGATGTTTCTATTTTGAGGGGCAGAATAAAGTCATAGTCCCAAAGCTCTTTTGCCTCTTCTGTGACCTTCTCCATAGCCCACTGCAGCACCTCTTTGACCTGTTCCTCTTCATCTGGGTGGGTGTCTACCACAATAGAATCATGCACAGTCAGAACTAGCTTAGAGCGCAGGTTAAGTTCCTTGAACTTTCGGAATGCCCGTATGCAACTAAGTGGCACAATGTCAGCGGTGGCTGCAGACTGCACAGGGTAGTTCACCTGTTGGGTGTAGTGCTTTGTGCGTCCGTTCTTGCGGCGTTCCTCATTAGGCCAGAAGAACTGCCGCCCTGAGAAGATCTGAATGTGACCGGTCTTCAGCACACCGTCTGTGAGCTTCTTGTGGTAAGCCCCAAGTCCCTTATAAATCTCAAAGAAACGGGTATAGTAATTTTTGATATGACCTTCATATTGACTGCCCGTTGCCCCATAAATAGGAGCGAACGAGTGAGCTTTTGCCAACTGCCTG